ACAAAATCTTTTGCAATTCTTGATGTTTAGCTTTCCATAGATTCAGAGTTTCGGTTTTCTTGCTTTGCAAAAGCTCGTCATATTTGATAGCCTTCTCTTTGATTGAATCAAGTTCTGGATCCGCTTTAGTGGCATCCGCCAGTTTAGCGTTAAGCGCATCAATCTGACTTGACATCTCGGCAAGCTTCAGTCTGCGCTCTTTTGATTCGTTGTTTGCTGCGGACAGATCCGCAAGCACGGTGTTAGCCTCTCGCTTGGCATCTGCCAGCAGAGAAAGAATGTCGTTTCCCGCATCAGCAGGAAGTGAGTTCATAATCTTATCCAAGATTTCTTTAAGTGCCATGTTGTCCTCATTCGTTGTTAAATGTTATTGATTTCCAATTTGATACAGCAGTAGTGCTTGCGCCAACTGATACGAATAGAGTGGTGTCGTTATATCTGAGTTCGCCTGCCTTGCCCACCGTCCCGTCAATTCCGCCCTCAAGCGTGGTCTCGTCTGCGGTTACGAGCGCTGTGCCCGTGCCGCCAACGGCTACAGTAATGAGTGCGTTTGCCTCAGTGTTGCCTTCAATCGCTGCCTTGACCGCATCAAGATCGCTTGTGATTGCGCTATCATCAGACGCAAGCGTTACATTGATTTCGCTGCCGGATACTGATACAACTTCAGCTTCCGCGTCGTCTTCTGGGTCAATCAACTTCACTACGATGCTATTGCCAGCCGCTCCCTTTGTTTTGGCGGTATAAGTTAGCGTGTTGGTCTCAAATGCCGTTCCCGTTGCCGCGACTGGTGCGATAGGTGCGCCTGCCGTTATGGTCGGTTCTTCTCTGCTGAAATACTCGTTTAATTCCGCAACTGTGCGCGTTTCAGGCTTGTTTCCGCCTTGCGCTCTGCGGATTTCAATAGTATCATTATCGTCAATTCTACGATATGCCATATTCACCTCACGTGATCGTAATAGTATTCTTTTGTTATTTGCATAAATGAGTGGCGGCACTCATATGTCCGCTCCGGTGCGCTATATGACTCAAATTCGATGCGCTCTTCTTCAGTGAAATATGGCGCATTAGGAAACATCGCACTAACATCCATGCCGGTGCCTTCGCGACAGACCGGACGCGTAACATCATCTGCCGGACCCTCGTATATCCAAAACAATTCGCCATCATAATTGCGAGCGGCTTCGTATTGCATCATTTGGATAAACTTTGCGCGGCTCGTGTTCACATAAGTAGTGGCATAGCGCACAAGCTGCTTGTCAAGTATTGCTTTAACCGATTTTACGAGTTCGGAGATGTTCGTTCCGCCAAAAATACTGTCGCCAATAATGGCATGAATCTGGCGCGCCACATCATTGCCGAGATTGCCAATCCGCGCATTCCATAGCGAGTTGAATGCACTTATCGCAGATTGGCTTGTCTGCGTGAATGCCAGAGGAACCGCTCCGGGGACACTTGACTTTTTCATTGTGCGCAGTAAATCGTTTTCTTTTTCGTTTAACCGGGTTACAAGCTCGGTGTATCCGGATGCGCTAAGCTCTTCTAAAATTGATCCATAGATTTGCGCCCACATCTGGATGTTTTCTTCTGTGTTCAGCAGATGCCCGCCACTAGAATCGAGCTCGCGGATTAGTGAGGCAATGCGCGCATCCAGTCGTCTCGCAATCGTCTGCATATTGCGCTCAAACCACGCGGTTTGTTGATCAATTTTAGTCGAAACTGCTTTATTCATCAAACAAGTCCTGATCAATGTTTGCTGCGCCAATGCGGAAGCGATTGTTGTCTGCGTCAATGCGCTCAATTTCCTTTTCCGCATCTTCACGGCTCAAGTCTTGATTGTCCAGCATGATGGCGTCTACGCGGCTCATCGTGCCATTGGAAATCTTCAGCGAGCGAACCTGCTCTTCTTCTAACGGATTTTGTTCAATCGTGATATCGGCAAAGTCAATCTTTATATCGGCAGCTTCCGGCATGTTGATATTGCTATTAAGCCGTTTGCAGTCCATGATGAGCTGCACGAGATCACGCAATGGCTCTCGATAGATAGATCGCTTTTCCACATTATACGATATTACATCGGATTTTGACAGGCGCAATTGATATCCGGAGCTGAATGAGCTTCCTTGCTTGATTGCTTCCGCGCTAATGCCCATAAGAGACGCCGCAAGCGCTATATTGTCGTTAACGATATCCCAGACGGTCTGAAGCTGTGGCGATGGCGTAGCATAGCCAATAGAGCCGCTCACATTGCCGGTTACAGGATCGCGAGGGATATTGATGTATCGCTGAACGCCTACATTAAGCTTCGCACCTTCCGGCATGCCAGATGTCCACATTGTGCTGAACGATTGATAGTCCAGCGCAACATCAAGATTGGTCAGCTGGATATTGGCGCGCAGATTGGCGTCTACCATCGGAAATTGACGATCAAGCCAAAAGGAGTCGATTGCCATATCGGTGCGAAACCAGGCAATTGGTATGCGACCGTATGGATTAGGCTGAGGCGGCTCAATGTCTGAGTCAATCGTTCCATCCGTTTTCAGAGTCACTACGCGATATGAGTCATCCGTCCAGAGCGCATATACATCAGAGCGCTCTGCAATCGGAGTGTTAAACCTATTCCGGATTGTGTAAGCCACAGCCACGGCTTCGGTTGGGTCAACGTCATCTTGCCAAACTATGCAGCGATCCGGCGTAATGAAGTCCAACTTTATTTTGCCTGTTCGCGGATTAAAAATTGGCGCAATGCCTATCTGATTGCAAGTCTCTGCGTATCGATCAATAACGCGCAAAGAGCCAAATAAATTCACGCCATCAAGCAAATCAGTAAAATGTTTAGCTAAATTATCTGACGCTCCATCTAATACGATAAACGGGTCTTGCTGGAATATTTTGGCAAGCTGGCGAGTTAGCGCGCGGGATAAATCTGTCGCAACAATATAGTGTTGCAGATCGGTATATGTGTCCGGGTATCGGCTTTTAATTTTCGCCAAAGTATACGATTCTTGGTTGTAGTTGTAAAAGTCGATCGCCATGCGCGTAATTGCGCGCCGCTGTGAATCGTCTTGCATTATGCTATTCACTTTTGCTCTGCGTATTAAATCTAAATTCATGCTACATCCCACGGTGTTTGTTCTTGTTTCACTAATGCGTCAACAACGATTATATTGCGCATTGCGTCAGAAATATGTGTCAGCATTGTGTTTTTCGGTTTTATGATAGCGCCAGCCGCATCGGTGACTACCTGCTCAAGATCGTTAATCAAATTTTCACAACTTGGATCGATATGGATAGCATTATGCGCAAATGCGCCATTGGCGATATTCAGTGATCTGCGTTGCGTTATGCCATGTCGATACCGGACATCAAAGCCCCTGCGCTTCAGTATTTCAATATCGCTTGCGTCAGATGATGTCTTGCGCGCAATCCCGGTAGGATCAGGATAGCAGCGCAATACGCGATTCGGATAGTCTTCTGCCAGCAAGTCTGACAACAGATATGTGTTGGCGTTCAAAAGATAGTATTCGGCAAAGAAAAAATAATGTGTGCGCCCGTCAATTTCGCGAGTATAGCACAAAGCAGCCGTCATTGGGTTGACATTGAAATCGATGCCCACGAGGATCACGTCACCAAGATCTGGCTTCGGCACAGCATGAACATGAATAGCGCGCTTGAACGCGTAATGTGCTGACATATTGTTCAGGTTAACAAATTGACCACTAATATACGCCATAGCCATCTGCTCATCATAGGTAGACAGCAGATCATTAATGTATTCGGCGGGTAGATATATGTTCGATCGCGTATCGGCATGGATGACGGATGTACCCGGATTCGGATTCTTCTTCAGCACATTGTAACAGGTTGAAAAGCCTTCCGGTGAGCTCACGATGTAAAGCTGAGCATCTTTCCGGCCTCTGAGCCGTTCTCTTGCCCGGCGGATAGCGATCTCACCTTTCGCCAAATCAAGCGTATCGATCTCGTCAAAACCGAAATCTGTAAATGAGTACCCTTTAATCCGCTCAGGGTGGAATGCAGACACTATCTTGACTTGACCCTGTTCTGTTTTGATTGTAAGTTCTGATTTGTTCTCTACGTATTTGATTCCCGCCATCTCTAACATATCGCAATACGGGTAAAAGAACAATTCCTTCGCGTCGCCATAAGATGGGTAGCCGATGCCGACATTACTCCTGCCGGTTGCGCCCGGTCTACTGATGTGGCAGATGAATGTCTTAGCAAGAAATGCCGCAGTCTTGCCAGATCCAAGCCCGCCGATTAGCCCAAGCGTTCTGCTCCAATCATTCAGGAATTGCCATTGATGCGGCAAATAATGATCTTCACAAAAGTTAATCTTCATCGGATTCCGCCAGCCGCGCAGGGCGCATGCATATTTCGGGTTTGTTGTGGTCTTGCGGCGCATCAGGAACATCTTTCTGCCCAAGATACTGTTTGCCAAGCCAAACTAATAGAGTAGGATTTCTGTCCTCAATCGCTGATTTTACCTGCGCTTCGGATAATTTCATCTTCATTCCAGAAAATCCTTTTTTATACTCCTTGGAAAATTCAGATTTATCGTCTTGCATGGCAGCTCGGATTGTATCCACGCTGCAGCCGATCTGCTCAGCCATTGTGTCGTATGTAGCGCGGAAATAGCCAAATATTTTAGCTTGCTTAGGATCAAGCTCAATGCGCGGTCTGCCTACGGGTTTCTTTGGCTTGTCTTTTTTGGTCGTTGCCATATTATGCGTCCCACGGCATGCCGATGCCGAAGTGTCCCCACTCTGCTGTTTTTTCATAATCAATATCACGAAGCCCAAGCGCATCGATAATTGCTTTTGGTGTCAAATTGTAGTGTGAAATGTCAACATGATTTCCATCGGCAATACACTCCGTCATCACCGGATCAGGAACGCCGATTGCATAAGCAAGCGAAACGATAACTTCTTTTGCATTTTTCTGGCGCAAAATGTCGACGGCAATTTTTCTTGCCATATACGCAGCAGAGCGATCCACTTTGGTGGGGTCTTTTCCGCTAAATGCGCCGCCGCCAATGGGTGTTCTTGTCCCGTAGTTGTCTATGGCAAGCTTCCTGCCAGTTACGCCAGAATCAGCGTTAAGCCCGCCGGTTTTCCAATCGCCGGCAGGATTGCACATTATCGATTCGCATTTTCTGCCATCAAGCCACTGGTGCACAAGGGATCTCAGGTCTCCGCTCTTTGTGTTGTGAAAGCTTGCGACAATAGTGGATATTTTATTGCCGTCCATTGTGATTTGAGTTTTGCCGTCAACTTCGTGTCGCATATAAATGAATTGGCACAAATCTCTGGCGAGGTTTAGTTCCATAGGAATAAGATTATCATTTTCGTTGCAGGCATATCCGATCATAATGCCTTGATCTCCGGCTCCTCCTGCATCAACTCCCATCGCTATGTCGGGTGACTGTCGCACAATATTGACTTGCACTCCGCATTCACCATCTGTAATCCTGCGGGCTATATCAGCAATATCAACAAAGGCTGTGGTTGTCATTT